TGACATAGTTCACAACTAAGTTCACGGTAAAGATAACGATCGACAACTAAACAATAACAGTGTTCAAAATCAAATATGTCCTCATCACTAACGTATGGAACCATATCGTCACTATCATTGTCTAACTCAAAATCTGACTGTGCAACGGCCTCCTCGCCATAGCACATTGCTTTCAATTCGTCATATGTAGGTAAATTATCTCTATTAAGATATCCCCACAAATTTCTCTTATCAAGCAATTTTGTCAAAAATGCACGTCTTTTATTAAACGTGCGTCGCCCGTATTGAAAATACTCACGACAAGCACTGTCAATAATCTCAGCACACTGTTCATCAAGTGAAATTGTGCGCGATCTCGTACAAACAGTCAACATTTTTCTAATTGACTTTTCTTCTAACGGTGCTCGCATGAATTTGTCTTCACGACGAACAAAATACCTTTTCAAAAAGCTAGCTTCCATAATATTAATAAATGGAACAGACTCAGATTCCTTATCTGCCATGGTGTAAACAACACGATAACATGCCAATGCTCGACTAATTGAGACGTGATTGAACGCGTCTATACTAGACGAAGCAATATTGTCATCACCATAAGTTAACAATGAAAAGAAATCAAAAAAGTTATCAAAATTGACATCCAAATCCTCCTCGCGCGCAATGTGATTGCACGCTAACATCATATATAAACAATTAACAATTGAATTAATGATAGTGGTCAAAGAATGTCCAGATGGATTAGTACCATAAAACTCTACAACAGTACCAAAAATATTCGAAATAGGATAAGCAACCTCTGTAGCAACAGCGGTCATAAACTTACGATCTTCTTCTGAAAATCCTAAATGTTCTGCTAAACCTATCAAAACTTCGAAAGCAGCCATAACAATGGCTGGTTCCATCCTTTTATCAAAACTGGAATAATCACCTGCAATAATGCGGTCAACGCCGTATTTAACAATATGATTATACAAAACTGTCCAATCCTTTCCACAAGCATTGGCTCCAATGGCACATCCGAACTTGTGTCGGAAACGGCCACTGAAAAGAGGAATACACCACAAAAATGCCTGTCTCTCTAAAATAGAGAAAAACAATGATGCAGAATTAAAAATTCTACACTTGTTGGCGTCTACTTTCTCTTGCGTAATGGGTTCGTCTTTAAACGTAAAATCCCAAATCGCAGAGATACGTTCGCCCTTGGCTATACGCTCGTAAGCGCGTGTAAGCTCCTCAGCAACGTCGTCTACTAGATCATAATTAACCATATTCTCTTCACTAGCTGCTCCTAAGATAAAATACTTTTTCTTAGGGCCCTTGTGGGCAAAACCGCCTGAAGTTTTTACAGGTAAACGGTTAATATAAGGTGCTCCATCCAAGCCGTTAATAGCGGCGTTAATTGAATGAAGTTGTGGATTCACCTTAATTTTATTCTCATCGACAACATTAATATATATTTTTAGCAAAGACTTCGTCATGCTTTTGATGTCTGAAGGTGCAAATGTACTCTTAGAGCACATTTTATTCACCGTCTGCAATGTACACAAACGACTATTTACCTTCTTCGGTGAAAAATATTCCACGTCATCCATACAAAAATAATTCAAAACTTCTTTGCAATAAATAGTATGTCCTACACTCGTTTTAAGTTTAGGACGAAAAATATCCAAATTCCCATAAAATTTCAAACTTGACCCTTTGTCAAGTTTGCGTGTGGGACACTTAGGATGCGTCGACTGTGCTAAAGCTAAATTCTGGTCTGTCTTATAAACTGTGTTTAAATCCAAACCATTATACGAATTAGGCACTAAACTTCCAACATTACAATCAACAATCTCCTTCGATAATGGACAGCAAAAAACCTCGAAACCACGGAAACCTTTTCTCAAAGCAACGTGAAACCCTCCTATAAAACAACCATTCATGGTTTTCAAAATATAAGGGGCCCCACATAATCCTAAGAAGGTCTCCCGTCTCGCGTAAGCCCTATAGCCCACGAAATCAAAAATAGTATCAGTCGTGATATGTTTATAATTAATTAAACCACGCTGAAATGCATCAATATCAAAATGTACAATATTACCGTCTAAATTACGACCCACGATCTTACCCTGGGTCTTTCCAGTAAAATTGTCTTTTTCTAACAAAAACTTTCGTATATCTCTAAAAACACCAAACGAAGGCGACTGAACTATAATACAATCAGTTTCTATCTTAGTACGTGTAAAACTAGATTTGTCTAATTTAATACACCTAATAGAAGCACCACTGGGGTGGCTCTTATCATGTCGATAAGCTGTGATATTACACTCAAAATCGTGCATCTCCATCTGGTGATAGGCGTGCTTTGGCATCGCAGCTACGTTGCCATACAGCCCTAAAGCATTAACGAAAAAATGTTTGCCATTTGCCTGAACTTTTAACATCATAATGTTTCGTTCACAGACTTTCGTAAGTTGTTCAAAAGTGGTAGTAGAGGGTTCTCCTGATAAGACAGTCATATCCTCATACTGTACTTTCCAGTAATCATCTTCGTCGTCTCCTTGAACTTCATCATCGTCATCATCCTGCGTTGCTTGCGCTTCTGCAGGTGTTGAAAATGAACTAAACATTAAATAAGATGTAACTAAAGCAGTCAAAGTAGCAATCAAAATTGTTAAACCAAATTCGGCATATATGACACGCCGTCTATTGGTTAAAATCACTTGCAAAACATCTTTATTTGAAATGGCTTCCACTTCACCAACGAAGTAGTTACCAAGTTTGAGACGCTGCTGTGACAAAAAACTCGTATCATTGAGTACATCGTGATCGGAAGTAGTTGAATTAAATGAATTTAATCCTCGCATAGCGAGTAAAATGTTAATTCCATCAGAATTAAACTTCTTCCAACCGCTGTAAAATATCCAAAGCAAATACATACTCAAAAGACTATTACACCGAGTAAAATAATCAAACCACGACTCGGGACCTAAAAAATAGGTCACATCCGAATCAAAGCCAGATTCCTCAGGTGTATGATCAAAATCATCGTCTGATTCATAATCTGTCTGTGCCTTAGGGCACGAACAAATTAACTTTGTTAATTTACAACCGGAACATGATTCCGATTCCAAAAAATATTTTCCAGCAGCTTTTGCACGATCTTGTTGCTCGTAACGAGGTATCAAAATTTCGTCCCTCAAAAATGGCCCAACTTCATAAATAGACATCCATGGGACGTTATTGTCGGGCTGCCAATCCGTACCGTTCCAAAATACTTCCGAATCAACACCGTTTACATTTTTGTAACGTTTAAACATAAATTCGTGCATGTCAAAATTATTGGGGTCATTCAGGTCTCCCTTAAGACGGGTTTCCCCTTCTACTTGGAATTCCTCTTTAACACGACAAAATACAAAAAGAAAACGTCTGTAAATACCACCACCTTTGGGAAAAACAGTGCTAAATTTACAGTCTGCAAAATTTGAGGTAATTACAACCTCACTACAATAAAAATAAATTTTACCCTTATTTTCTAAATCGGCTTGCTCGGTAACAAGAGCATTGTCGTTAATAAAATCAATTAAATACGACATAGCTCCTCCTTGCTGAGCCAAAATTATTTCATCTCTAAATTGACCAACGTCATCAATAACAATTGATCTATCTGATGAAGAAAATTCGGACATATATTTATCTCTTCCATTGTGATGATAAACACGAGCCGGATCGTAACCTGAAGGGTCACGTCCCAACTCCTTGTCTATATCACACTTCATCTTCAAAAATTTGTCTACAATTTGAGTTTTACCAATACCAGGTGAACCTATAATAGCCAAAGCTAAAGGTGCATCCCTAGTACGGTTCAACTGCAATTTAAGCATAACTTTAAGTTTCGCGCGTTCTAAAACGCCTAATTCAACTTTAAGTTGTGCTTTCAAAACTTTATCCTGAGTTGACGCAGATATAGCTTTATTTGTAACAATAAGCTTCTCAACATTCGTCATATAACTCTTCGTAGTAAATCTCTGACTGGATTTTACTCCTGTCTCGACGTCTACGTAATAAAAATTGCAGACTAAATCTAACTTATCGGCATAAAAAGAATGCCATTTATAATGCTCGTGATATAACAAAATCATATCATCATCATATGCTAATCTGTCGATCGATCCGTATTTTACACAGTCCAAAAGTCGATCAAATATGTACAAAAAACAATCTAATGTTTTGATAGCAAATGGTAATGCATGTTGATGTTCACGATCTTTACGCATCTTCAATATTGCACCTTTATTATAACCAAAATATTCTACTCCTATATTATGCTTTAAAGCAAAAGGAAGCGTTAATACCGCTCCTAAGAAAGTAGATAATTTATGTGCAAATTCTGAAGACAATTTATCAGTGACTTTAAACATATTGTTTCTAACCTGTTTGATAAATCCTTGGGCTTGACTAATGTTTTTAACAAAAAACTCTGTTTGAGCCATACCTAGGATACTATCTCCAAATAATTGTATGAAAATAAGAATACAGTACTTACCTGCTGATTTAAACATCTCCAAAGGAGTAGTTTTCATCAACATTGATAAAGTAACTATGACCTGATTCATAAATTCAACAACACTAGTACAGTTTCTTACTGAAGTACAAAAATTGTATGCAAAGATGGCAAAATCGCCAGCTTTGACGTTGATGTTAAAAGAATCTAATACTAAGCTAGAAGATATAACGCTGTTGTCAATCATACGTTCAAATTCATGCATAAATCCTATCTGCATGCCGCCTTTAAGTAAATTATCAGGGACATAAGAGGAAATTTTCCTCACAGCAGGATGATTTCTATTCCGAAGAACAGCAGCTACAATGGATTTCATTTTTGTTAAACAGTTTCTGGTTGGCCATCGAAAGTAGGGAAAAAGAGATTAACCAATTCTGGGTTTCCCTTAATATTTCCTTTCAACGCGGTCCTTGGATAAAACAATTTGATACGCTGTTAAGCTTGAATGAAATCAAAAACAAAAGAGGCCTGTTAAACCTCTCTACTTGAAATTGTACAGCAATTTACTCTAATTACTGTAGGTTGTGATCACATATCAAATCTAAAATCCGCCGGGATAATCCGATACTTATGCTAACGTGTTTGTACCGTCAAGTACAATAGCTTCCACGCTCGAGCTCTTCACTCGAGTAATTGGTTGTCATACTGTATAAAACAGAAATTCATATCAACCATTTCAATTTTGTGTTTCAATTCAACACAATGAATATAGGGATAGTGAATTAAGTTCACCAAACTTTTATTTATATAACATATATAAGCAAAAGTAGTGTTCGAAATGGACAAACGGGAGCTGTATCTCTCCCAGAGTGTATAAATCTATTAAAGTGATGTTATAGCTCACTTGAAAATGCTGAAAGAGAGTTTAGCTCTCAGACAGTCTTTAAAAATAACTCTATAAATCTAATGAATGATAGCTAAATGTAATATTTAAGGCTGAAATTAATCGCCACGCATATAAATATGCGCTGTCAAAATGACTCCG